GTGTCAAACTGTTCGTTGTCGTTCTCAGACGTGTTGTCCTCGGCCTTCTGTGCCTCAGTATCCACTCTAAGTTGAGTGTCATCTTGCTGCTCACCCACATCATCAACCAAGGTGAAGTTGATCTTATTGAGTGCGCGCTTTGGACGACGCTTCTTAAGAGCTGGTACCTGAAACAGATGCTTGAGCTCTGCAGCAGTGAGGCTGTACTTTTCTTTGATTTGCGGACGGCCCAGACCACTATCCAAATCCATGATGATTTGTGAGACAGTGATAACTTTGTCTTTGCCAGTGGTCTCTTGCTTTTCTACGGTTGGCTCCGTTTGTTGGTTTGCTTCAATCATAATGTTTGAGTTAGTCAATGAAGATTTTGTCCCATTCAAGGGGGAACGTTTGCCCTTTAAGGTGATCGCAACGGCTACCAGCCTGGATGTCACCGAGTGAATCGAAACTAATCATTGTAGTATCGTTCTCACGGAACACATAGCCGATAGCATCAGCATTTGCACAGGTAATGTTGCGAATCTTACCTGTCAAGTCGAGGTCTTTGTAGGCGACCTCTTTACCTTTCTTCTCAATCTTGGCTTCCTTGAGGTGACCCACAAGGATAACATGGTCAGCAAGAGTGTTAAGTCTTTCAACCCACAGCTTGAATGCCATGCGCAAGTACATGTAGCCTGCACCGTTAGGGAGTGTAAGAACAGACAGGCCCTTGTTGTCCTTGTCAAAGTTCTTACCCATCGGTGTGTTCTGATACATCTGCTTGGCTAGTGGTTCGCACCACACCTCAAGCTGAGTAACAGTGTCAACGGCAATGTACTTGTACGGTTTGCCTTGGTTGAGTATTTCTCTCCCAATCTCACCAAGATGCTTCAAGTTCTTCGCCTTGATTTTCAGGGCGTCGAGCATATCTGTACCGTCCTCCAAGTCTAGGATAAGACAATTGTCTAGCTGTGCTAGAGCTGATGTCTTACCTACCTTTGGTTGACCATACAGAACGAAGTTCTTGGGGGACTTCCTAGCAGCCTTGATTTTGCTGGTAGGAAGATTAATCTTTGCTTCGCTCATTAATTGTAAATGTTGATAAATCTGTTTGAAACGGGATCATACCAAGTAGACCATCACGATTCTTCTCCACGTGACAAGCGAGTAACCCAACAGGGTCTTGTCCACAATATGAATCAGTGATCCCATACAAATCATGGGGTCGTTGTAACATCATGACAACATGAGAATCCTGGCCAATAGAGTCACCTCCGAAGAGGTCGGTTAGCAAAGGTTGGTATTGCTGTTTGGCTCGGTACTCCTGTTCGATGTTACGATTCAGTTGTGATAGTAGAATAGTGATGGATGACATCTTGGCTTGCATCCACATACATGATTTAGAAACTGTGTTTAGTTTCTGTAACTCTGTATCCTCCCTCCCCAGTACCAGTCGAGAGTGGTCAATCAAATTGATGACCGTCTTAGAGGGATGTCGCATGAACATCTGCTCATTGACTTTCTTGATTATGGTCATGTCTTGGGGGATACTGCAGAAATACATAGGATAATCCTTGTACTTCTGTACGGCTTGCTTGTACTGTTCGTACCTCTCGTCTGTGAGTCTTGTCTCAACCGACAACAGGTCGAAGGTCTGAAGCTTGGTGTCTTTTGAGCCAGCACGCAGTATTTGCTGCTCGCCGGGCATCTCGAAGCTCCAGTAGATAACGATAAGATCGTTGCTTTTTTCTTTGTTTACATCTAGTATATCGAATATTAATTGGTTTGAAAATGCTGATTTACCTACACCAGGACGTCCAGCGATGACATACATCTTCCCGGGCTGTAGGCCTCCCATAAGATTTCTGTTTAGTCTGGGCCACGATGTGGGGTAAACTCTTCTCCGTCCCTCCATACCATCATAGACATCTTTAATGGATTTCTCCACTGTCTTTGAGATATGAAAGAGTTTGGGAATGTTAGAGTTCCCTAGTGATGCGTCGCTCATTATCTGAAGTTTCAGTTAGGTCTTGATACTTTTCCCATGTCTGCTGATTCACCCACGTGCTCAGCATTTGCATGTAACCTAGGTTATTGGCTTTCTTCCTTTGCTCCAGCTCAACACCCAAACACCGAATAACTTCATTGTGCTTGACTGCGCTCCCGTTGATGTACTTCTTGTACTGTTTCCGAGCGCGTTGATTGGTTGCAGCATTGGGGTCTTTTGCTCGCAGAGGTCGTACACCCCCGTTTGCATATACCTTAAGAGGAAAGTGGGAGAGAAGGTCAGACCACATCTGGTCGAACGGAGTAGCGTTTGGTGCACTAAACTTCGCTCGAACCACATGGTCTTTGACCTCCTCCCCCAGCTTAACTAGGCCTTTGGTTTGCAGTACTTCTAGCCTAACAACTAACTTTAGATCGTCTATGACATCGTGGGAACCACTATGCAAGAGAGACAAATATAAATATTCATCAGCGGTTATCCCAAAATCTTTGAGACTTTTTGTACAAAGCTCTACGATCATAAAGATAATTATTACAGGTTAGTAAGAAACTCTTTTAACCTCTAACATCTCATCCTTATTGCGCATGTGCTTGTTGTACATCGCAGTCAGATATCCAGTCCAGTTGTGCATCCCACTCTGCTTCTGGAATGATCCCAAGTTCTCATTGATCTTGGTGAACATTCTCTTCGGCTTGAACTGTGGCTGTCTGTTTATCTCGATGATAGAGCAGAGGAATGCCTTCTGAGTGAACGCATCGGGGTATATATTCGACAAACGCTCAACCTCATCAAGGATGTACTCCTTCTGCTTGGTCATGTTGTACTTGAACGAACCATTACGAATGGTTTGAGTCAAGCTGCCACCACCACTAGAGAGTGCAGCCAAAGATGCAAGAGCAGACAAGTGAAACTGTGGGTACAGCTGCTTCAAGTCCTGCAACTCCTTGTAGTTCTTGTTTGTGTGAGCATGAAAAGACACCCAGTCAGCCATACGCCAGTTTTTGCTCTCAGTATTGACTGTACTGATAACATCTTGCGCATCCTCCCGGGCTTCCTCATAGCTCAAGTTAGAAACTATGTACAAAAGCTTTACATCTTTGTCACCTTGATCTTTGAGCAACTTGTACGCCATGTAGCGGTGCTGCCCATCAAGAATGATCCCGTCACTAGATACAATAATAGGTATCCAGTTCTTCCCAAGTCTTTTCATAGACTTTGCAATCTTACGTGCATGTGCAGTTGACTTTTTGTCTCGATTGTACTCGAGCATATCAAAGTCAATGTCCTTTGCTGTGGACAACAGTTGTTCGGTTTTTCTTGTTATAGCCATGTTACATTATTTAGGGTTTTTACTGCGTTCTTTAACCATTTCTCTTCCTGCGAATCTTTGATGTACACGATGTAGATCTTACCGACCTTGTCATCTGTACTGAGTCGGAGCAGGCGACCGACCCTTTGAATCATAGGTAATGACTTGCTGTTAAGACCAGCAATGATCCCAACACTAGCGTCAGGAACATCAAAGCCCTGATTAAGCGCTTTGGTACTGCATAGTACTGAGCCATCTTTCTCTCGAAAATCTTCCAGCGATTTCTCCCGTTGCTTTTTTGTAAGACCAGAGTGATAAACAAAGGCATCAAGAGAATCAGCCATAGCATCACTAAACTTATTGGACCCAGTGAAGACAAGAATTTTATCATTTGCGTGTTGTTTAATTAGTTCTTTTGCTTTGTCAATTTTTACTGTTGCATGGTTGATCACGTTAGTGCGTTCACGAATAGCCTGAAAGAAACGTTTAGCTGCACCCATGTCACCTTGCATTTGTTTTGCTAGGATCTTCTTTGCTGCAGTGAATGTGTCAAACTCCCCGATCAGATATTTAGATCGCACAAACTTTAATTGAGCAGCTTTGTATTCTGCTTTGTCTGAATCATTTAGTTCTAAAGGAATACATACAATCTCATAGGGACTCACCAACCCAAGTGCAACACACTCATCCAAAGAAAGATGAAAGCGAATGGGGGCCAGCCTCATAAGATAATTGCGATACTCATCATCCTCTGGGATTGTAGCAGTCATGCAGAGTAGCTTATCGTATGTGTTGTTGATGAAGAACTTTCTGTATTGTTCGCTGATACCAAGATGTACCTCATCACACACGACGATTGTGTAGTGCTCATCGACCAGTTTGTAAGCTGACTGATAGCACATGATGTCGATGTTGTCCAAGAGATGTCCGGCATCCCACTTTCTAAACTCATCCTCAAACTGTGCTTGTAGTTGTGTAGTAGGAACTAGAACCAAAGCTCTACCCCCATCTTTTAGAGCCCATTTAGTAGCAAGTACACCACAACGGGATTTACCAAAACCAGTACCAGCAACAATACTACCAACAGCACCGGCAGCAGCCCATTTATTGAGTGCTTCTCTTTGTTTCTGATCTTTGACTTCATATAACTTGTTCATTTCTTTTTTTATCACCATGTTCATCAAGTGTTATTGTTTTTACAAACTGAACTCGTTTAGACATATCTGCTAATAGCATCTCTTGCTTTTCAGTTTGCACTTTAGATAGTAATTGCATACATAGATTGTACTTGTCTTTGAACCAGGGATATGTGTCTATTAAGTCTCCAGCTTTTTTTCTGCTGTTAACTATAGTAGCATGGTCTCTCCCACTCAAGAACTTTCCAATAGATCCATAAGTCTCTGATGTACGCTCTCTAACTATTTTACAGAATGCATGTCTAGCCATTGCAAACTGTTGCTTACGAGAGGGACTTATCATGTCCTCTACATCTACCTCAAACACACTAGCACAGCACTCTAATATCTTGTGCATGTCAGCGTTAGAGCTAGTGTGTTTGTTTAATACCACTACTCTTTTGTGGTAATCAAGCCCAGCGTACACCCACGGAGATGTACGGCTTACTTTTTGGTCCATATTCTTTTGATATTATTCTTAAGACTATCCCACTCTTCTATTACCATGTTGAGGAGCAAAATACCCATAAGAGCAAGTATGCCACTCATCATCGTGACAAGTAGCGATGTTGTAATTGTTTCCATAGTTATTTGTGTTTGTGTTTGTACTCCCGGCGGGACTCGAACCCACAACCTACAGCTTAGAAGGCTGTTGCACTATCCGGTTGTGCTACGGGAGCTTAATACCTCACAGGTGTCGGGGACCTGCTGCCTGTGACAGTCATAAATGACGAGGTAAGTGCGCCTACTAGGACTTGAACCTAGGACCTGCCGATTATGAGTCGGATGCTCTAACCACTGAGCTATAGGCGCGGGTAGCTAAGACCGGACTCGAACCGGTACGAGCAATGCTGCTCAACAGAGTTTAAGTCTGTCGTGTCTACCAATTCCACCACTTAGCCTAGCAGTCTATCGTAGCGTTCTCAAGGATAGCCCTCTCAATTTTGCTATGATTCTTCTCTACCCATTTTTTGATAAGCAGATTCTCATAATCTCCAATAGTAACCTGGTCACCATTATCGTCTATTAGTTCTACTTCTTCTACGTAGGGTGGCAAGTTCAGGTCGGGTCGGATATCTGTATGATACCCCTTACTTCCCCAGAACTCATAAGTCCCAATACCATGGTCTACAGCTATTACCTGTGCTTCCATTACGATACGCATCCCATAGGGACCGA